TGGTGGCTCGGATACCCGACCCCGCCTCGTGAGAAGTAACGATGCCTTTGAAGGTCTTTCTATCGACCTTTGAGAGCATCCACGATGCGGCTAGCCAGCAGGCTTTCGAGTGCATGTGGTTGGAAATATCCACCCACGACCCTATGCCTTCGGCAGTCGGCTTCGGTAGCAAGTCACTGATGTACACAGGTGTGACATCATGGCCGCAGTACGCGTCCATTCCGCAACTTTCGCGGAACTGACCCTTCCAATGCGTCTTTGACGCATTTACCTTCAGGCCTAGGGCCTGGAGGGCTACCGCAAGTGTTGGCACATTCGAGGACGGTAGTACTATGTCGTCCCCGAAGACCCTGACTTTCTTCGCACTCCGGAGTACACTTCGCAGTGTAACCTGCATCTCCCTGTTGTGTATCTTTGAGGGTTTCTTGCCCTCATCGTAAAGGATCGCTGCGATAGCGATTCCTGCATACACAATAGTTTGAACGGGGAAAGTCACCGCACTACCCTGAGCTGCAAACTTCTTCAGTCGCAGCGAAAGGTCGGCATGCGTATCGGTCGCGTCTATGACGACGCGGGTCCGCGTAGCATGCAAAGCTTGCAGAAGTGATTGATTAGAGCGGAAAGCTCGCTCAACCACCCAGCAGCTTAGGCGATCGGACGCAGAGGACAAGTCCACTGTCGCGCGGTCACCCGTACGTGAAGCTTCTAGAGCAGCATCCCGTGAGGGAGTCTGGTCCGTGAAGTCCACGCAAGTGCGTAAAGCTTCAGGCATGTTCTGCCTGATCCACGCCATCAGTCCTTGTTGAATGAACTGGTGGGCAGTGGGCTCGGACGCAATGAGTCTCGGTCCTTTGAAGGTCTTCGGCACAGCCAAAAGCTTAGCCGGGGGTTCCTTCTCGGAAACTACGCCATCAAAGTCGGCGTAGAAGAGATACTCGTTGGCACAAGCAAATTGAGGAGACGGAAACAGTCCCCCAAGCTTGGTTGGCCAGTGCGGGAAGCTATACTTATCGCCTCCCGTACGCACGTCCGAAACAGCTCCCGGGCCATGTCTCGGCACCACTCCTGAGTGGAGCAGCTGAACACCGGGGACAAGACGTCCGAAGACCAGGTCGAGTATCCTCCAGTAGTCTCGATGTAGTCCAAAGTTGGAGAGATCTCCAACATAGGATCCATCGAAGGAGGAATCACCTGCAATCCAAACATCATGGTCCCAAGTACCACAAGGAGAGCGCATGCTCTCCTCAATAGCAATGTAGTCTTTGACTGCATTACTGACCCCCTCCTTTGGGCATTCGAAGTTTGCCTTCTTATATAGGAGCAGAAGTTGACGCGTTGCCGCGACAACTTCGACGGGTGTGGTAGCATCTAGGGTGCCGAAACCATCGAAGGTATGCTGAAGCAAGGATCGAAAGATCCACGAGTCCTCAAAGGAGGATACATCAAGCTTACCAAAGGCTGCAGGGATCTTCTGGAAATCCAGATAACCTCTGCTAAGGGCGTTGTCGTAGACAGCCCCTAATGCCGGGAGATCAAGAAGCAGAATCTGCTTCCAACCTCTCGTCACAGCCCTCTTTTCCACCTCGCGGCGGAAAAGGTCGATGGTGCAATCCAAGCCTTGATCCCACTTTCTCACATCAGATATAACGTGATTGAGTGGCTCGAGCGCCTGGATGCTGGTTATGTCAGCCATTTGAGGCTCCTGTTTGGAGGCTCGGCTTGATACTCCTAGGCCATCTAGATGACGACCGTGTACCTGCTTAGCTCATCCGCCCGATAATCTGGGTGAGGAAAGCGTCAGACAGGAGACCCACCAGTGCCTTACTCGCTCGAAGCGAGTCCGTCGCGTTCTGAGCGCCATCGAAAGTCTTGATGACGACCCAGGGCGAAACACTCTTCTGGTACACGTTGTTGGCGTCGAAGTATTCGACGGTCAACTTGACGAGATGACTCTCGCCGACCCCACCTTGCGGGGGGATCGTGTGCTTGACATCGAGTGTGAACTTACCAGCCGAAGATTCGGCGAAGTAGGTCGACGAGAAGTTCTGTTCCCGAATCTTATTCAGGGTGACAGCAACGGCATTGTAGGTGATGGACAGAGTATCGGCCAGCATCGAGGTTTTCCTTCTTGAGCCCCGGCACTATGCCGAGGCGGGATTGCACGTCGTTAGACGTTCTGGCCAGGCCGCGAATGCGGCCTGGGTCGACTCTAGACTTTGACATCTAGAAGGCTCCAGAAACTTCTGGAGGGGTCGCCCGACCCGGCATCACAGCCGGAGAGAGCGTAGCTTTCGAGACGTCAATAGCGAACCAAGGATGGGCAACCGATCAGTTATCGGATTAATAGCCCAAGTGATCCGCGCATGAGGGTCACTTCTGACGTACCTGGCACGAGTCTTACGACTAAACGAACCAGGTGTATAGGATCCTGCAGCACTCGCGCTGGTGGTGACACCTTGCGAGTCGATGGTCTCATCTGCCTTTTCCATAAAGCAGATGGTGGCAGGTTTAAATCTGCCAATGCCTTCGGTAGCTTCGAGATACGAACTAACGTTCACGAAGTAATCTATGGCAAAAGACCACGGGACGGCGTTCCACAGCATTGAGGCCGGCTGGCGTAAGCCAAGCGCCCTTTTATACTGATCGAACGCACCGTCCAGAGGGAAGGCAGGGATGTCGGTTTCCGGCTCCCAAATAGCACACCACCACACTTTTCTTGTGTGAGTGACGTAGCACCAACTCTCTGTGACGCCTACCGCGCCGGTAGAAGTACCGTAGCGGGTTACGCCGTCTACATCCAGGATGGTTCCTCGCTTCCGTTTCGTTTTCATCATCTTTTGAAAACGACGCTGTTGCTCCTCAATCTCGAATGCTAAGTTAATTAGCGTTCCGAGGTCTTGGAGAAGAGGCTTCCACCCGAACTGCCAGGCAAGATGTGCCCCAG